CCGGCGCGCCGGCGCGCCTGTTCCGTCGATTTGAAGTTGTTCCTGAAAACGTACTTTCCGCGAAAGTTTAAAAAACCTTTTGGAACGATTCACGAACGTTTAATTCGGGAAATCGAACGCGTCGTTCGCGAAGGCGGAAAACAGGCGGTCGCCATGCCGCGCGGGTCGGGGAAAACGACGATCGCCGCCGCGTCGGTCGTTTGGGCTATTGCCAACGGTTGGCGGCGTTTCGTGGTCGTCGTCGCCGCTAACACGAAAGAAGCGCGAAAGTTACTAAAAGCGATCTGCGCGCATTTTACCACGTCGGCGGCGTTTGCGTCGGATTATCCCGAGATTTGTTACCCGTTGGCACGGTTGCGCGGGTCCGCGCTTTTGGCGCGCGGCCAGTTATTTTACGGCGAACCGACGAACGTCGTTATAACGGCCGATTCGCTGAAATTGCCGACGATTCGCGGGTCGAAGGCTTCGGGCGCGACGCTGGCGGCGTACGGCGTACGGGCGGCGATTCGCGGCTTGACGGCCGAAAACCCCGACGGTTCGACCGACCGGCCGGATCTGCTGTTTTTAGACGACCTTCAAACCGATTCCGTCGCGCTGAATCCGCGGCGCGTCGCCGCGTTGGAGGAAACCGTCGCCGGCACCCTCGAGGGTTTGGTCGAAAACGGGGCTGAATTAGCGCAAATTCAGACCTGCACGGTTCGCGCGCCCGACGACTACAGCGACCGAACGTTGAACCGCGAAATCTATCCGCGTTGGAATGGACTCCGTTTTTCGTCACTTGAGCAAATGCCCGAACGGTTGGACCTTTGGCGCGAATACCGCGCGATTTGGTTCGACGACGAAAACGCGGCGACGCGGTTCTATTTGGCGCATTTAGACGAAATGCGCGCCGGCGCGATCGTTAGTTGGCCGGAGGCGTATGCCGGCGGGAAATTAGTCGATTCGCTCGAGTACTACATGCGGCGCTGGTGTGATAACGAGCGCGCGTTTTGGGCGGAACAACAAAATCGACCGTTAGAATCGGCGACCGGTTCGGTCAAACAGTCGGCGCGGGAAATCGCGAAACGAACGAACGGTTTCGCCGCCGGCGTGGTTCCGAACGATTCGGTCTATTTGACCGCGGCGGTCGACGTTCACGGGGATCTGCTGTTTTATAGCGTTGTCGCGTGGAACGGTTCGTTTTCCGGCCGCGTGATTGAATACGGAACATTTCCGGAACAAAAACGCCGGTATTTCGCGAAAAACGACGGCGGTTTGGAAACGCTGAAACGTACGTTCCCCGGAACGACCGCCGACGGTCGCGTTCAAATGGGCCTCGATTTCCTTTTCCGCGACCTAACGACGCGAACGTTCCCGACGGTCGACGACGTCGAATTGGGCCGCCAAACGCGCCGGATCGATCGCGTTTTGGTCGACGAAGGCTGGAAACCGGAACTGGTCGAATCGGCGATTCGGGCCGTCGACCCGCGCGCGATCATTCCGACGCGCGGCGTCGCCGTTTTGGCCAAACAGTCGCAAATGCGGAACTGGCCGAAGAAACCCGGCCGGGTTTTCGGTTGGCATATGTTGGACGAAAAAACGCAAGCGTCGACGTTGCGCGCGTTTTTGGTTGACGTGAACTATTACAAAACGAAAGTCCATGAAGCCTTCGGGCTAATGCCAGGCGAACGCGGCGCGTTGTCCCTGTATGGCGACGACAAAAACGTTCATCGGTTATTCGCGGAACACTGCGCCGCCGAAGTCGCAAAATTGGTCGAATACGCGACGAACCGCGTCGTCGAATGGTCGCCAAATATCAACCGCCCCGACAATCACTATTTTGACACTTTAGTTTATAACTTCGCCGCCGCGTCTAGTTTAGGACTATTGACCGACGACGACCCGAGGAGAAAAAGCGCATGACCCCTCCAAACGACCCGAACGCCGAAAAGTTGGCGTCGATTCGCCGCCGGATTATCAATATTCGAACGGCGCTTGAGGACCCGTCGTTTTTGACTGAAATCACGATCGACGGAGTCGCCGAAAAAATGAATCGCCGCGACCTTATCGCCGAACTAAAAGATTTAGAAAATCAAGAAGCGTTGCTAACCGGAACGCGTTCGCGGATTTATGGAGTTTCGTTCAATGGCTGAATTTAACGTTTTCAAACGGTCGGCGGCGGCGTTTCGGGCGGCGAAACGGGCGTTCCTGAAATACGAAGCCGTCGAACCGTCGCCAACGCGGCGGCCGGTCTATGTTTCGAATCGGTCGGAGGATACGGAACTGCCCGCGCCGAAACGCCGAATTCTGATTTCCGACGCGCGCGATCAACAACGGAACTTCACGATCGCCGGTTTCGCGTTGCGAAAACATTTGCAGTTCGTGAGTTATTATCGTTTTTATTCCGACACGCCGAACCGCGAATTCAATCGCGCGTTGGAGCGCCGGGTCGAAATATGGAAACGCCGCGAAAATTGCGACGTCGCGCGTCGTTCGAACTTCAACGAGCTGATTACTTTAATCGAATCGCACCGCGCGACCGACGGCGACGTGGGGATTTTAAGGCTTGCCGACGGTCGCGTTCAAATCGTCGAATCAGACCGCATTAAAAACCCCGAGGAAATTGGCGAATTCAGTCGAACGCGCGATTCAAACGAATGGGTTCAGGGCGTGGAAATCGACGCGTTCGGGGCGGCGAAAAACTACTGCGTCTGGGGCCGGACCCCGAACGGGCATTTCGAACCGGAACGAACCGTTTCGTCGAATAATTTCGACCTGTTGGCATACCGAACGCGGCGCGATCAAATCCGCGGCGTTTCGCTGTTCGCGCCGGCTTTGAAAATGCTCGGTTATTTATACGACGGTATCGATTTCGCGTTGGCCAAACTGAAACTAGAGCAAATGCTCGGGATCGTAACGAACCTTGACGGCGGCGGAAATATCGCCGGAACGTCGGGAACCGACCCGAATCAGGTCGCCGCCAATATCCGCGAAAATTTCGGTTCGGACCTTTTGCACCTAGCGCTTCAAACCGGCGAGGAGGCTCATTTTATGGAGTCCAATAATCCGTCGCAGAATTTCCAAACGTTCTGCGAACTGATTATTCGCCTAATTTTCGCCGCGTTCGATTTGCCCTATTCGTTTTTTGACGGGTCAAAAACGAACTTTTATGGTTCGAAAGGGGAATTTGAACAATATCTCGACACGGTCGAAAAGAAACAGGCGCCGACGGTCGAAATGTTGGATTCGTGGATATTTAACTGGTTGTTGCCTAATTGGTTGACCGACCCGCGCGACCCGCTGTTTTCCTATTGGCCAGACGGTTGGCGGTTGGACGATATTCGCGCCGACGTCGGCTGGCGTGGCGCCGGTTTGCCGCTGTGGCGCCTGTTTGAATATGTGAAGGAAACACAAGCGGCGATTAACGCGGGACTTGTCGACCCGTTCGCGTTGGCCGATTCGTTCGGCGAATCGTTCGCGCGCAACGTTGAGAAAATCGGCGACGCGCGCAAAATTGCCGAATCGTTCGGGGTATGGCTGCCCTTCGGACAAGAACAAAAAATCAACACGGGATTATAAGGTTAAAACGTGGAAAAATACGATTTTACCGCGACCGTTTACACGGCCGAACCGAACCGTTCGAAAATTGACGGGTTCGGAACGATCGATTTCGCGATCGATTTCGCGACGGTCGACGTTCCGAAAAACCCGGTTCCGGTCGACTTCAATCATGACGAAACGCGACCGATCGGGTCGGCGACGGTTACCGTCGGAACCGACAAAATCGAAGCCGTCGGGGCGTTGGTTTCAACGCGTCCGAACGATCTGGCGGCGTCGATTGCCGAAAACGCGCGCGAGATTCCGTACGGGGTCTCGCCGCTTTTCGACCTGCGCGACGCGGAACGAATCAACGTTTCCGACGGCGACGTATTTCCGGCGAACGGCCGGGTTTATGAAGGCCCGATTTCGATTTTCAGGCGCGCACGCCTGATTGGCGTCGCGGTCTGTTTGCACCCGTCCGATATTTCGACAACGTTCACGCCTTTAAGCACTAACGAAAGGTTTTTAATTATGCCCAAACAGAAAGAAACAATCGCGGTCGCGGACCCGGTCGCCGACCCGGCCGCGGAACCGGTCGCCATTGCCGAACCGGTCGCCTGCGCGATTGAGAAGGTCGGAATAGTACCGGTCGAACCGGAACGCGCCGGCGACGAAACCGGCGTTCCGGAAACCGGCGTTAAGAATCGAGAACTGCAGGATTTTATCGACCTGTTCGGTTTGGACCGCGGCGTTCGCCTGTACCAAGAAGGTCAAACGATTGACGACGCGCGCCGGATCGCGTTCGACGAAATCAAACGCGAAAACGCCGAACTGAAGGCGAAAATCGCCGAACTTGAAGCGGTCGCCGCGGCGAAACCGGAACCGGTCGCCATTGTCGAACCGGTCGCGCAGTCGGTCGAATCCGCGGTTCCAACGCCGGCGGCGGAACCCGAACCGAAACCGGCCGACGCTTTGGCGTTGGCGTTGAATAAGTTCGAAACGGTCGTTTCCAAATTGGACGAAACGGCCGCGGCGTTGTCCCTTTTGGGCCGGCGCGGCGACGCGGTCGGCGTTTCCGGGTCTACGCCCGCCCCTGTTTCGAAAACCTACCGCGACGCGTTTCGCGACGCGCTAACCCTTAAATAATAGAAGGAGTTTAAATTATGGCTTCTACTGGTTTCGATTCGCGCGACGCGTCGTTGATTGTTAGCGCGAAACCGTCCGGAACGACCGCGACGACGGTCGGCTCCAATCCGATCGATCTCGGCCCGATTGACGCGGTCGGCGTTCGTTCGGAACCGTTTCAATTTGAAATTGACGTTCCGGCGTTCACGGCGACGGAACTGCCGGCCGACGCGACGTTGACGGTCAAGCTTCAAAGTTGCGCGGCGGCGGACTTTTCCGCGAACGTAACCGATCACGTCGCGACGACGATCGGCGACGGTACGGCGTACGCCGGCGGAAAAATTGCGTTTCGCCCTACCCTGAAATCCGACGAATTCTGGCGCGTCGCCGTAACGACGACCCTCGCCAATTCCGGCGCCGTCGCTGATACCGCGCAGGCGAAAGAAATCGTTCTTTCCTACGTTTGTTAGTCTATAAGGAGTTTAAAATATGGCTGTTACGAATTGGCATGACGTTTTGAAATTCCAAGGCTTCGACGGCGGGAAAGAAATCGCCGACGAAGTACGTTTGGCGGTTCCTGAATTTACCGGAACCGACGGTTTCGGTTCGACGTTCGATATTTCGCGCGGTCAATCGATTACCGATCAGGACTTTATCGAAGGCTTGATTCGAAAAGAGGAAACGCCGGCGGACCCGTTCCGCAACGTCAACGAGGGTTTGGTCGCGTCGAAGGGCGTTTACGAGCGGACCCTGTTCAAATTGTGCAACGCCGGCGGTTTTGTTCAGTATGACCGCGCGTTGATTGATCGCGATAAAACCCGCGGCGGTTTGCTCATGCGCGCCGAAGCGGTTCGCGTTCTCGAGGACGCGATTCGCGCGCTTGGAACTCAATTTTTCTATGGCGGTTCCGCCGACGGCGGCGCGTCCGACAAGGGTTTTCAGGGCCTCGAGGCGTTCGTCGGTTCCGGTCAAACGGTTTCCGCCGGCGGTTCGGCCGGCGGCGGTTCGACTACCGGATTAACGTCGGCGTATTTCGTCAAATTTAGCGAAGTCAACGGCGTTTGCTGGCTCTTTGGCCGCGGCGGTTCGTTCGATCTTTCCGATATTGAACGCGCGGAAATCCCCGACCCGGCCGACGCGACGAAATTGATCCCGGTTTACCGTCAATTGTTGGAATTCTACCCCGGCCTCGCGTTTAATTCGAAATATGCGGCCGCCCGAATCGCCAATATTCAAACGAGTTCGACGGCGACGCCGGCGAACATTTCGACGACGGCGTTCACGGATACCCATCTGCTCGTCGCGTTGGACGCGTTCAAAGGCGACCGCCCCGACGCGTTGTTCATGTCGCGCAAGGCCGGCCTGCTGTTGGGCGCGTCCCGCGTCCCGTCGGTTACCATTTCCGGGAAAACGATCGTTTCGGGCGGCGTCGACGTTCCGCGCGAATTTTATGGAATCCCGATTTTATACACCGACTCCTTGACCGCCAACGAGGCCGCGTGGTCCTGATATGCCATTTTCACGAATTAACGCGCGAATAGAAGCGGCGATTCGCCGCGCGTCGGCCCGATATGCGTCCGCGAAATATTATTTCGTACCGCCGACCGGTCCGCGCGTGGAATTGACCGCCGTCAAACGCGACGCCGACACGGACGCGCTGGCGCCGATTTCCGGCGTCGCGTCCGCGCGTCGATTCGAGTTTGTGGTCGCCCGTCAATCGTTCGACGACGCGGTTCGCGCTCTTTCCGCGTCGCCGAACGTTCCGGTCGCGTCGTTGTTTGATCCGTTCCGAAAATCGTCGGTCGTCGCGGTTTCGACGACCGGCGAAACGACGACGTTCAATTTCGACGCGGCCCGTCCTATTCAAGAGAATTCGCCCGACGGAGGCTCCGTTCGTTTCTTTGTTTACGAGGTCTAATTATGCCGACGTTCGAGGCGGTCTGTGAAAAGCTGATTCAAACCGCCGATTCTATGGCGGTTCAGGTCGCGCGCGAAGCGGTCAAATATACCGCGTTCGACGTGCGAACCGCGGCGCAACGCTCTATTAAATCCGGCGGAAAAAATAAACGTTCCAAAAACTGGTCGTTCTCTAAACCCGGCGAACCGCCGAAGTCCCATTTAGGAACCCTGAAAAACGCGATTCGATTCGAAGCGAACGGTCCCGACGCGTATTTGATCGGACCGGAACGCGTCGGCGCGTCGTCTGCTCTTAAATCGTTGGAATATGGCGGAACCGGAACGTTTCGGGAAACAGACTATAACGCGAACTATGTCGCCAAAAAACGGCGGCGAACCCGCGCGCGGTCGTTTGATTCGCGGGAGATCCGTTGCCGCGTACACGGTACGCTTCGAACGTCGCGGCCGCGCGCTGTTCGGCCGTATCGCGTTTACAGTAAAGAGCTTGGAAAAGGCGCGATCGTTCGCGACTACCGGTATTTTTATAGTCAAGAGGAATGGCTGGCGGCGACGAAATCACCGGCGTTCCAAAATTGGGCGAATAGTCAACGCCGAACGACGACGACGACCGTCAAAATCGACGCGCGTCCCTTCATGCGGCCGGCGTTGGCGGCCCAGACGACGGAACAAAAAAACGCCGCCCGAATGACCCGGGCGGCGCGAAAGTTCACGCAATAGGAACGGTTCAGTTCACGCGAAAACGGCGCCGTTTTGGCGGCGGGTGTTTGCGACTATCTGCCGCAAATAGCCGGTTTGCGTTCGCTGTTCGTATAACGACTGCTTGTCGAAATCGACCGACGCGACCGACGCGGCTTGCCAGGCGTTGAACGTTCCGCCAACGGACCGGCCGACCGCGGTCGAAATGTCCATGACCGCGTCGGAAACGCTTTGATATTTATCCTCAGTTTCCCCCAGACGGTTCAACGCGGCGGCGATTGTCGCGGAATCGCCGGTTCGTTGCGCGTCCGCCAGTTCGCGCATGGCCTGCTGGAGATCCTGTTGCGCCAATTCTAGTTTTTCAAACGGGGTCGCGTACTTTTCGAACCGGTCGCGCATGGCCTGCTCGAGCGCTTTGTCGCCGTCCGCTTTGGCCTTTTGCTGTTCCGCTAATTGCCGGCGCTGTTCCGCTAATTGCCGCTGGCGTTCCTGTTCCAAACGTTGACGTTCCGCGTCGCGTTCGCGCTGAATTTGCGCGTTCGCCGACGCGTCCACGGCGAGCGCCTGCTGCTGAATGCCGGCGGCCGTCGGGTTCCGCCGGAGAAAGTCGTCGACCGCGTTCGGGTCGTTCCAGTCGACTTCGCCGTTCGGGTCGGCGATTTTGCGAAGTTCGTCGATTAGGCGGTTTCGGTTCCGAACGATCATGTCGATTCGTTCCTCCAGCGCGCTCTTTTGTTCGCCGGTCCCTTTGCGAATGAAATCCGCGACTGCGTCGTTCGCTGAATTCAACGCCGACTGGTCGACGGTCGGGTTCGCCGCCTGTTCCGTCGACCGTTTCATGGTCGCTTCGATCGCGTCTAATTCGGCCTGCCATGCGGCTATATTGGCGCGGTTCTTTTGTCGCGCCGCTTCAAGCCGACGTTGAAATTCGGGGTCGTCCTCTAAAATTTGGCGCCATGCGTCGGGGCCGACCCCTTGCGCCATGCCGTCGGCGCCCTCGCGCCCGAATCCTTCGCGGAACCATTCGCCCCACGAATGCCCGCGTTTCTTATT